ATCAGTCAATCTAGAACTGAGCAAGGCCGCAACAGCTCTGATTGGTCTCAATGACACAGACGTACGTACATTATTTGGAGTTTCCGCTGGACAAATTAGTTTAAGTCAGGGTTATGGAAAATCCACAGGTGTGCCATTTGGCCAAAGTACATTCGCATCTGCTGGTACTTTTGGATTTACTGTACCGACTGGTGTTACTCAAATTGCCGCAGTCGTTGTAGGTGGTGGTGGTAGTGGTGGTGGTTTTGTTGGTGGCGCCGGTGGGGGCGCATTATCCTTTTCAAACGGCATACCAGTAACACCAGGTGAAAACCTAACAGTTGTAGTTGGCGGTGGTGGTACAGGTCGAGGCCCAGGTGGAGACACTTTTATACAAAGAGGCGGCACTGTTTTACTTTTAGCTCAGGGTGGTCGTGGAGCTGGCGGAGCCGGTGGCCAGGCTAGTGCAGGTGTAGGTGCTGTAAGATTTTCTGGCGGTAATGGTGTAAGCTATCCCAATGGTGGGGGTGGAGCAGCTGGATATTCCGGCAATGGCGGACCACAGGGTACTCCAGGGTCAGGTGGTGGCGGTGGTGGAGGCGGTTTTGGGGGCGATAACACCGCTGGTGGTGGCGGGGGTGTAGGATTGTTTGGTGCAGGTGCTTCGGGTGGTGCTGGTGTCGGGTCTAATAATACTGGCACTGGTGGCGGTGGAGGGTCTGGTGGAAACCCTGGAAACCCTGGAGGAATTTTTGGTCCTGGAGGTTCTCACGGTGGCGGAGGTGGTGGGCATGGAGACAATAATGCAGCAGGCAACACTTTTCTTGGTGCTATTGGTGGTGCCCGCATTATATACGGAGGCATACCAACTGTAAAATCATATCCAAATGATGCAGTTTAATAACTAGGAACTTAAAAATGAATCAAGAATTAGCTATTAAATTAACCAACAACAATGGTATTTTCCATGTAGATACAGAATCTTATCCGGTTCTGTATGAAAATTTAAAAAACACAGTCTTACAGGGCTACCTCCTAAGTGAACATGTTAATCCAGCTGAAATAGAACAACATGGATATGGTGCTTTTGAATGGACATTTGCTCCAACTGTAAACTACAATCAATCCGTTGAATCCCAGGGTATAACCAAACATGACGATGGATTTTGGAGACCGACTTTTTTAGTTCGAGATGCAACAGCAGAAGAAATTTCTTTTCGCACTCTTAATCAAGCACAAGCTATTAGAACAGACATGTATTTCAAACTAGGAAAATCCTACTTGGATCAACAACACATAGATAATGTTAATATAACAAGTGATCAATGGGATTTATATCGCCAACAAGTAGCAGACATTTTAAATCAACCAAACTTCCCCTGGGACGTTACATTTCCTGTATCTCTAGTACACGAAGAAGATTAATGTAAGGACATATATTATGCAAGTTCTTGAAAATTTTTTACCCCATTCATTAAAAAAAATAATTCAGACAGAATTATTATCAAATACTTTCCCCTGGTATTATAACGATTCTGTTGTGTATTATGATACTTCAGGCAACAATTTCCAATTTGTACACAATTTTTATAATAACCAAACTAAAAAATCTGACTGGTATCCAGCAATACAACCTTTTATTTTTATATTAGAACAACGTTTAAATTTAAAAGCCAAGGGTATAGTAAGAATAAAAGCCAATTTATTAACCAAAATACTAGATGGTTTAGAAGCTAATAACATTCATCAAGATTGTGAAGAACCAGGATTTGTATCATTATTGTATTACGTACATGATTCAGATGGTGATACTGTATTTTTTGAAAATGATAAAAAAACTATTACACATAGAATTACACCTAAAGAAAATACAGCTGTATTTTTTGACTCTACAACTTGGCACTCATCATCAACACCAAAAATAAACAAAAATAGAATTGTAATTAATTTCATTCTAGAATTAGAACCCACATGTTGAAAAGCCACTCTTTTAACAAAAAAAATGATTTTATTGCTGGCTGGTATATAGATGATTTAAATTTATGTCAAGAAATAATAGATTATCAGTATATTGCACAGGACAGACAACCAGGTAAAATTGGAATTAATAGTACTTCCCACCTCCATAATATTGATGAATCAGTTAAAAAAAGTTTTGATTGTTGTTTAAATAAAAACGAAAAACTTCTTAACAGATATTTAAATCAATTAAATCTAGTAGTACAAGAATATATTAAAAAATATCCCATGTGTTCAGACGCCACTGGGCACTGGACCATTGTTAGCCCTGTAAACATACAGCATTATGAACCAAAAGGTGGATATTTTAATTGGCATAGTGAAAGAGTCAATGCAAATCCCGGAAATACAAATCGTCATTTAGTCTTTATGACCTATCTAAATACAGTAGAAGATGCCGGGGAAACAGAGTTTTATCATCAAAAATTAAAAGTAAAACCTAAAAAAGGTCTTACATTAATTTGGCCTGCTGATTGGACTTTTCTGCATAGAGGTATAGCATCCCCCACTCAGGACAAGTGCATTGTTACAGGTTGGTTTGATTTTATCTAATTATACTTTTAGTAATTGACACTGGTCTGCAAAGGCCTTATAATGTATACATGAGCCTATATACTGACGTAAAATATCTAAATCAAATTGGCAATAGATTACCCCTGTTCAAACGCAAGGGTGATTATCTGTACAATTGTCGTTGCACCATCTGTGGCGATAGTCAGACCAAAAAGAACAAGGCTCGAGGCTACTTTTATAGAGCCGACAATGATTTGTACTACAAGTGTCATAACTGTGATGCATCACAGCATTTTGGTACGTTTCTTAAAAACTTTGACACACAGTTATATCGTCAGTATGCACTAGAACGCTACAGCAATGGCGAAAATGGTCGAGCGCATGCTCAACCAGAATTTGAGTTTAGGGCTCCGGTATTCCAACCACAGACTTCCGCTCCGGAGCCCAACCTTTTAGATCAGCTCCTAGACCGAGTTGACACCCTACCAGACGATCACGAGGTCAGAGAATTTTGTAGACAACGTCAGATACCGGGCGACCAACTGCATCGTCTGTACTTTATTGATGACATCAAACGCATTGAAACTCTGCACGACCGTTATAGAAACACCATACAGACTCATGAGCCCAGACTGGTGTTGCCATTCAGAGATGGCACAGGTCGATTGGTTGCAGTCAGCTGTCGTGGCATGCGTGATGAAACTCTGAGATATATAACTGTACGTATCGATGAAACCGCACCCCTGATATTTGGATTAGATAGTTTAAAAACTCAGGAACACATGTATGCGTGTGAGGGTCCTATTGATAGTCTTTTTCTTGCTAATTGCATTGCTGTGGGTGGTACTGGATTCGGAAAACTCGGATCTCTGGGACTAGATTCAGCCAAGCTTACTCTCATACTGGACAATCAGCCACGCAATAGTGAAGTCTGCAAGATCTATCAGAAAATGATTACGGCTGGATATCGCATCATGATTTGGCCAGACTATACCAGTGCCAAGGACATTAATGAACTGGTCATAAAAACTCCGGGCATAGATGTTAAAAATTTCATAGATAATAATAGTTACAGCAGTTTGACTGCACAGTTAAAATTTGACGCATGGAAAAGGATCTAGATGGCAACCGTAAATTTAATTAGTTATACACAACCGCATGCCGATGCCATGGATAAAAATGACGTCCGGGATCTGCAGGAACTCATAGCCTATTGTGCCAGAGTTAGTAATCCAGGCAATCAAAACAACAGCCGCACCAGTCGCAAGTTGTTGGAATACATGATCAAACACAAACACTGGAGTCCATTTGAAATGGTCAATGTGTGTCTGGAGATTGTAACCACGCGTGACATAGGTCGACAGATACTTAGGCATCGTAGTTTTAGTTTTCAGGAGTTTAGTCAGCGATACGCTGACCCCACAGACGCTCAGTCTGGGCTAACCTATGCTATCAGAGAATGTCGTCTGCAGGATCCAGACAATCGTCAGAACAGTCTGAGCATAGATGATGCCGACATAGAACAAAAATATCTGGCTCATACCTGGGCCAAGAAACAGAAAGAAATCATTGCCCAGTGTGATGAAGTCTATGGCTGGGCCCTTAAAAATGGCATAGCCAAGGAACAGGCTCGAGCAGTGTTGCCCGAGGGGCTAACCACCAGTCGCATGTATGTTAATGGAACCTTGCGCAGCTGGATTCATTATATCGAAGTACGCAGTGCCAATGGAACACAGCTAGAACACATGCTGATCGCACAGGAATGTGCCAAGGTTATAGCAAAAATATTTCCGTTATTGGCTCAAACAAAGTCCGAATAATATATATACTAGACCAGGGGGACATATGTGGATTCTAAGTTTTATACCAGACAGTTTTTTAGCCTGGGTCATTAATATCATTTTAATAGCTGGTATTGCTGGCACAATCGCAGGCTTCTTTTTAAAGTTCGTACCTTTTATAAATCGCTACAGTATAGTACTACAGTTAGTAGGTGTTGTATTACTGGTAGCAGGTGTCTATTTTAAAGGCAGTTATAGCACCGAAATGCACTGGCGCAACAAAGTAGATGAAATGAATGCTCAGATTGCCCAGATCAAAGCCAACAGTGATCAGGCCACTAAACAGGTAGTCTACAAATATATTGAACGTACCAAAGTTGTAAAGGAAAAAAACGATGCAATTCGAACACAAGTTACTAAATACATTACCAAAGAAGCTGATGCTAACTGCACTATTCCTCGCTCTGCCATCGTGCTCCACGATGCTGCCGCAAAAAACGTCGTTCCCGACCCCACCACAGGAACTAATGAAGGAACCACCCGAGACGTTACGCTCTCTGGACTCCTCGACACCACCGTCCTCAACTACGGAACCTTCTACGAAGTAAAAGAACAATTAAAGGCACTGCAAGACTGGGTGCGTGAACAAAAGAAAATAAACCCATAATTAATTGACACTGATTGGGCTGTATTATATAATGGATTTTTTAAAGGATTAACATGCAATATCTAGGACTAGAGATAGATCTCAGCAGAGATGGGCTCTTTGACGAGCTTGGTCTAATCAGAATGAAAGAAAGCTACATGAAGGAGGATGAAGTCAGTCCTCAGCATCGTTTCGCTTTTGTAAGTAAAACTTTTGGCAGCAATGATGCTCATGCACAACGTCTGTACGATTATGCTAGCAAACATTGGTTAAGTTATGCCACACCAGTATTAAGTTTTGGCCGAAGCAAACGAGGCCTGCCTATATCATGCTTTTTGAATTTTATCGAGGACACGGCTGAAGGGCTTGTGGAAAATCTAAGTGAAACTAATTGGTTATCTATGCTTGGGGGTGGTGTTGGCATTGGCTTTGGAATCAGGTCTGCTGATGATAAGTCTACTGGCGTTATGCCTCATCTTAAAATGTACGATGCTGGCAGTCTTGCTTATCGTCAAGGCCGTACTCGTCGCGGTAGTTATGCTGCTTACCTGGATATTTCACACCCTGACATTTTAATGTTCTTGGAAATGCGTAAGCCAACTGGCGATCAGAATATGCGCTGTTTAAATCTGCATCATGGCATTAACATTACTGATGACTTCATGCAGATTATTGAAAACTGCATGTTGGATAAAGATGCCGATGATAGCTGGCAACTACGAGACCCCCATAGTGGAGATGTTCGTGAAACTGTCAGTGCCCGAGAACTCTGGCAGCGCATCTTAGAAATGCGCATGCAGACTGGTGAACCTTATCTGCATTTTATTGATGAATCTAATCGACGCCTTCCTCAATGGTTAAAAGATCAGGGTCTTCGTATTCATCAAAGCAACCTCTGTAGTGAAATTATTTTACCTACCAACGAACAACGAACAGCTGTGTGCTGTTTAAGTAGTTTAAATCTGGAGTATTTTGATGATTGGAAAGATAATCCACAGTTTCTTGCAGACATTGCAGAAATGCTTGATAATGTTCTTCAATATTTTATCGATAATGCTCCTGATGTTATTTCTAGGGCTAAGTACAGTGCTGCTAGGGAGCGGAGCATTGGCATTGGTGCTCTTGGCTGGCATGCTTTATTGCAGCGAAAAAATCTTGCCTGGGAAAGTGCATTAGCTGTTAGTTTAAATAAACGCATCTTCAATCATGTAAGGAAACATCTAGATGAAGCCAATAAAAAACTCGGAGCGCAACGAGGAGAAGCCCCTGATGCCGCTGGCACAGGATTACGCTTTAGTCATATGTTGGCCATTGCTCCTAATGCTAGTACAAGCATCATCATGGGCAACACCAGTCCTAGTATTGAGCCTTATCGTGCTAATGCTTACCGTCAAGACACTTTGAGTGGCAGTCATTTAAACAAGAACAAGTATCTGGACGTTATTCTAAAACAAAAGGCCGGCGACAAGTATGACGAAGCCTGGAGCAGTATTATTGCCAATGATGGATCTGTACAGCATCTGGACTATCTGGACGAATATACCAAAGATGTGTTCAAGACTGCCATGGAGATTGATCAACGCTGGATCATACAGCATGCAGCAGATCGTCAGGAATACATAGACCAGGCCCAGAGTCTAAATGTATTCTTCCGCCCAGACAGTAACATCAAATACATACATGCAGTTCATTTCCAGGCCTGGAAGGCCGGTTTGAAGACCATGTATTATTGCCGCAGCGATAAAATTGCCAAGGCAGACAAGGTAAGCAAACGCATTGAACGCGAAGTCATCAAGGAAATTGATCTAACTGCTCTGGCCGAAGGCAACGAGTGTTTGGCCTGCGAGGGTTAAAATGATTGAAGGTATACATTATAAAATATACGATAATTTTTTACCAGAAGATGCACATAACATAATTAGTACTAACTTATTATCTGCTAATTTTCCATGGTATTATCGGGATAGTATATTAGCAACTTCATACCATACTACTAGTATAAAGAGTATAGATGATTTTGCGTTTGCTCATGTATTTTATGATAATAATACTCAGAATTCTCAACTTTTTTCTATATTAGATCCAATACTAAAAAAAATTAATCCACTTAGTATTCTTAGAATAAAAGCCAATCTTTATCCAAGAACTGAAACTATAGTGGAACATGATTATCATACAGATTATGAAAATGTTAAATTTAAAACTGCTATGTATTATGTTAATGATAACAATGGCAAAACAATTTTTAAAGATGGATTGATTGTCGATTCTGTTGCTAATAGGTTTGTTGAATTTAATACTGATATTTTGCATAAAAGCACAACATGTACGGATCAACGGGTAAGATGTAATATTAATTTTAATTATGTTCCCTATCCAAAAAAAGCAGTATTACAAGAGGAATAATTGAAACTTCGCGAAGCAAAAATAGAACCGTTTGTTGCGGCTCGGGTATTTACCGAGGCTCAATTAAACAGCATCATAGATCTAGGCTATGAACAGATCCAGGAAGAAAGTCGGCTG